GCACTTTGACTCAGTATATCAGCTTCTAATTTGGCTTCTTTATAATCAAAAGCAAATATGTACGGTCCGTCAAAAGTTTTTTTATTTCCGTCTTCGGTAGTAACGGTAAAACTAGTGATCCAAACTCTTATATGCCCAGTCACTTACTGTCTAACTCACTGATATGCGGTTCTTTTTTCCTTTTCTTACCGAATATTTTTTCCCAAGCTATATCATACTTGTTTTTATTTTCTGGTCTTCTTTTACTACCTTTACCACCGTGCCACTTATCCTTCAACTTCTGCTTCTCCTTCTATTATTTTGTAGGTCGGTAATATACCGCCAGTATCATCATAAAGTTGTTGCATACGTTGAAGTACTTCTTCTTTTGACATAGAATCTACTCTATTTACTGTTAACTCACTACGGTTTACGTAAAGTCCTGCTGCTTTACCCCTAGCCACTTCCGCAGTAACCGCAGCAGACCAAGCACCATTACGCATAGCCCCTTCTCTTATATCTTTTAAGTCAGTAAGATGAGTACTTAAATCAAGTTCTACTTTTTTTGCTGCTTTTTCTTGTAGTGCACCTATGCGTTCTTTGACTAACGGGTTAGCTTTAGAATCTAAAACGTAACCAGCACGGCTTGCGTTTTTCTCGCTGTACCCTGCTTGAACTGCAGCGTCTTTTTTACTCATGCCTTTAGCTACGTTTTGAGCGTATTTTTCTTGCTTCGGCGATAATTTCTTTTTTGTTTTCATAATATTTTCTAGAGTACTCCCTATGTTTTTCTATATCTGCTGCGTATCTTTCTCTTTGCTTAGCACTTATTCTTTCCTTATTTTCTTTTTGATATTGTTTTGCTTTAACGCTTCTACCTATTCTTTGGTCTTCTGTTAAGTTAGCTTCACGCTTTTTAGCTTGTTCCCTTTCATAAGTTACGTCATGGTGTTTATTATATTCTTCTTGAAAAATCATTAACCCGTCAATAACTACCCTAGCTTCATATTCATTTCTATCAAGAACGTATTGTTCATGGTTAGCTTCAGCTATAGCGAATATATCTGGGTCAACGGGATAGTCGTCAACTACAAACTCACCGTTACCCGTAACATGAGTTTCATTTTTACGTATAGAACTTTCACTAATCATACTACGAGGTCCACTATTTTCACCGAACTCAGAATAAACGCCTCTATAAGCCTCCATATTTCTTAACATCATAGCTTTTTTTAAACATTTATCAGAACAATATTTGCGTGCTTTACTCGGCACAGGTTTTTTACACTTAGGACAAGCGCAACGTAAATATGATACTACCTCGTTCTCCATAACCTTAATATTTTCCTACCCTCATGAAACACGCTACGTGTAACAAAAGATTTATCATTGCGTTTACCGTATATACTAGCAGCACCACGTACCCTTTTTAAATTTTCTGGGTCTTCGGCTTTTATATCCATGTGGTCACCTACGTCTAGTTTATAAAAGTGATAAACTTGAGGTGCAGTTTCTGACCTACTAGGTATCGGTATTTGAGTATCATTTTCCATTGACTAGTATATGCCCTCCTTTCCAGAAATACCCATGTGTTTCACTGGTATGTGGTCTGGTGAATACGTATATAGTTTCAGGGTTAAACCTGTCATCTAAATTCATACATGCTGCTTCTACAGAGTCTTCGTCATAGCATATAACTTCACTTCTGTTATCTAGTGAGGTAGTGCCGTAGCTTACTACCCATACTGTGTCTTGATTTTCCATATATTAACTCCATATTTATATATTATTAATATAATACCTACTGAATATTAATCAGTAAAGGATAATCAGTAATTAATTTAAAGGTTTTTAAGCGTATGAATTAGTAAGTAAGGCTATATAACCTATTAACCTATTCAAACGCTTAAAACGGCTTATATTAGCCCGTAACCTTAGATGTTTTAGTAATATAACCTAGCTTAATATCGTATTTAATATCGTTAAGATTTAGTATGCCTTTATCTAAAACATCTTGTATAGTAGGCTTACCTTCATACTTCTTAAGTCTGTCTTTATTATTCTGACTCATAGGCATTTTATCAGTTCTAGTAAGTATTTGACTAGTGTCGTAAGGATCACGACCACGTACAGTCTTACAATAGTTATTAGGTTTAGGTATATCAATCTTCGGTACTTGTCTGTATTTATTAGACATATCTTCCTCCTCCATTTTTACCGCTTTTTTCATAAGCACGTTATATAAAGTTTTTTGACCAGTTTTAACGTCCTTAAATGTTTTCTTTTTACCTGTGTGGATTTCATACCACTTTTCAGCTTGTTGTATTGGTAGGGCTGGTGCCATAATATCAGGGTCGCCTATAGCTATACCCCCTCCCCTTACTTTATGCATCTCACTCATATAAAACTTCACTACCCGACTAGGATAGTCAGGTAGGAAGTAAACAAAACTAACTTCGTTAGTCATTATGCTGCCTTAGCATAGTCAATAGCTTGAGTCATAGCCCTAGTTTTAAGACTAGCCCTAGCCCCGAACCAAGCGTTATGCATTGCTGCGTCACGGTCGTGTCCCCACTTATGGTCAACGACAAAGGTTACGGCATTCATAGCACCCCACCAAGTACCAGCACTACTTTTTAAGTTGGCTCCTGGCTGTAGTTCTAACGCTTCATATACCTTACTAGGTGCACGCTGAAACTCATCTAACATAGTAGCACGGGCTAAGTATGTTTTTTCAGTTTTACTTTGCTCTAGCAACCTTTGTTGCATAGCTAGTTTAGGTTGCATTAAGTCAGCTATATAAGAAACCACAGTATTTTTATTATACTTTTTACTGCATAAAAACTCTGCTGCTTCTTTGTACTCTTTCATACGGTTACTTGCTAAACCTAGTGCCTGCTCTGCAGTTACTATAAGGTCTGCATCAAACGCTTTAGTATGTGCCATTTTAAAATGTGGCTGAGTTTTATCAGCTAAAGCCATACTTAACGTATTGTTACATACTACTCTTATAGGCGTAAACCTAATTTCATTAGACTTACCCCACTCGTGACTAACTGACACAAGCAAGTTACCTAATACCCTGTCGTCTCCTGGTAAGGTAAAGCTTTCATCAACTTTAGCTAAACCCCATATTTGACGACCGTCTTTTAACGAACCTGCAGTTTCCATACTCATATTACCTGCGTCGGTAAACTTTTTGAAAAACGTAAATGCGTCACGGTTTTGGGTTGGTATAAACTTTGGTCCACATGGTCCAAAGACTGTATTATCACTATCACGTACTAATAGTGAGTGGTTAGGTGCCATAATTAAGTCGTTAGACTTATCTGGGTCAGCGTCATCATATGTAAATATTTCACGCTTACTAACTGTCCAATCAAGTCCAGCTTCAACTAACATTTCTTCAGGTGTTAAGTTATTATCAACTTTAACGCCTAGCCCATGCCAAGGTACTTCCCCTGCATAAGCCATTGTTTCTACGGCTGCTGCCATAATTTACCTCCTTAAAGGTTGTTACGTTAGCCGTCATTAGCTAACTACCCTTACTTTAGTTTAGCTCACTAGTGATTAAAAGGATAATCTAAAAGATAATTAACTAACGGTTGAAGAGTCGTACTTACCTTTTATAAGGCGTATATCTTGGTTATTTAACCACGCCCTTAGTTTGGTGCTTCTTTGCTTAGTTGTTAATTCAGGTGTACCGTCTATCTGTGACTTCTTATTCATGTAAGCTTTGTACCCTGTGTAATAATCACCTTCACCTAATTGACTAAATCTGACTATTTGCCATACTCGTGCCTTAGTGACTCCGTGTTTAATACCTATCTCTTCTAGAGTCATGTTGTCTTTCGAATAATTTTTATAAATAGTAAGATACATGTCATCTTTTTCTGTGCGTTTACTCATTAAAATACTCCTTATAATGAACTGTTGCTTGTCCCCAGTTTTTACCTATCTCTGCATCAACTTTATTGGGAACACGTAAAGGTGTGCATTCTGACATAATCTTCATAATAAGTTCACATTGTTGAGGGTCAGTAACTGATATATCTAACTCGTCGTGTACTTGGGTATGTGGTAATATGCCTTCGTTATATAGTTCAACCATAGCTTGTTTAGTCATGTCTGCTGCTGAACCTTGTATAAGTCTATTCATAGCTTTATACGTGTACGCTCTTTTAACTTGACTACCGTACTCAGTAACTGCTTTTTCGTAAGGATACGGAATGTTTCTTTCTTTCATAGGCTCATATAAATTAAACCTACATTTACGCCCAGCTATAGTAGTTATATATCCACGGTTAGCACCTATCCTAGCACATTGATCTCGTAACCCTTTGATAAAAGGTACTCTTTTATGATATGTGTCAAATAATACTTCTGCTTCTTGCATAGATAAATCTAGTTGTTTTACTAACTTTTCTTTACCCATACCGTAGCTCAAACCTAAATTAATAATCTTGGCTTCTTTACGGCTTATGTTAGCCATGTCTGCTACTACCTGATGAAAGTCTGCGTCTTTATTACGGTAGGCATCTACGGCATCTTCTGCACCTTCTTGTTCTGTAGAGGAAGCGTAATGCACAGTAAGTCTAGGTTCTTGTTGAGAATAATCAAACACACCCCAGTGATGGTCTTTTTCAGGTACAAAGATACTACGTATAAGTGGACCTATGTCTTCGTTACGGGCTGGTACTTGTTGTAGGTTAGGGTTACTACTGCTAAACCTACCTGTTACTGTACCTCCACGGTCGCTACGTAACGGGTGAAGTTCCCCGTGTATTCTACCGTTTACGTTATGTTCTAGTATCATTTTATCTATAAACGTAGTTCTAGCTTTATTTAGCTTACGTGCTCTTACTATATTATTAGCTAATTTATGGTCATGATTTTCTAACCAATCACCAGCAAATGAAGGAGCGTTAGTTTTAGGTGTACGTGGGTAACTTAGCCCCGCCCTATCAAATACCGTAGCCACTGACTGTGCTGCCCATAGGTCAGGTTTCATACCGAACTCTTTATTGATAGCGTTTAATATCTGGTTTTCTTCTGTCTTTAATTTTTTACTTACTTGCTCTGCTACGTCAAGGTCAACAGGTACGCCTTTATATCTCATGTCTAATAGTATGGGTATTAGTGAAGTTTCAAGTTCGTATATCTTGCCTACGTTTTCTAGTTTAATTAATTCTTTAAATACCTGCCATAACTTTAAGGTTAGTTCTGCGTCTTGCTCACCGTACGGACCAACGTATTTAGCAGGCAGTTTATACATCTCACTTTTAGGGTTTAGCCCATATGCTTCTGCTGCTTCAATAAGTAAAGTTTCATCTTTAGTTTCTCCACAATATTTTTCACCTAAGTTATTGAGTGAGTAACTGTATTGATTCTCATCTATTAAGGGTGCTGCGAACATAGTGTCTTGTATTTTGCCGTGTACTTTTATACCGTAGCGTTTTAGCCAACCTACATCATATAAAGAGTTATGAAATATTTTATCGTTTTTATAAGCCATTTGTTTAGTTAGCCACCTAAGTACTAAACCCTTATCTAAATTACCTCCGCCCTCATGCTGTATAGGAAAATACAAACTAAAATCTTTAGTCGCTATACCTATACCAGTTATGTACCCAGCGTCTGGGAATGCCCAAGATGGACCATGAGACATTAATAGTGGGTCGTATGTCTCTAAGTCAATAGCTACCTCACTGTATCCACTCAGGTCTGGTAAACTAGTTGGCGGTGTCCAGTCCACCTCGGGCGTAAATAAACTCACTTGTCTTTGCATATAATTCTATCTCTTAATTCGCTACTACTAAACGTATGTTGCCTGTAATTGTAGTAAACTTTTTTACTAGGTATGTTAAATTCTTTTTTACCTGTAAAGTGTTTATTCATATATTCTTCGCCTATAATTCTTACGTCCCAAGGCACAGTCCTCAATATATTACGTAAGTCTTCTTCGTTTTCATATACTAAAGTTTCATCTACGTAACGGCAACCGTTTACCTGTATTTGACGTTCTAATAAACTTTGTATAGGTTTATTTTTATTTGAGTTTTCTTTACTGGGGTCGGCGTGTATACAGGCTATTAAGTAATCACATTCTTGTTTAGCCTCAGATAACATACTCACATGCCCTGCATGAAATAAATCAAACGCACTAAAAGTTATACCTTTAATCATATTTAGTACTGTCTATTATGTAGCCCTCTACTAGTAATAAGTACCTACGTAAATCACGTATGTCATCTAGTATGCCGTCATTACTAGGGTCATTACTTATAGTTTTAAATATATCGTAACCCTCTTTAGTTACTTGATTCTCTATCCTATCCCACTTACGGGCTAACATCATAAAAGCACCTACGCCACCCCTATTACGCCAACTGTCACCATAGCTCACCTGAGCCTCTCTAAGTTTAGCTACGTCTAAGTTAGCTAAGTCTTGTATAATATCAAAATTACTACCGTCCACTATATACCTCCATATATTTTGGTGAGATAACCTAGCAACGCCTTACCCCGTTTATTCAAATTAATTGATGCTAAATACTCAACACCGTTGCTAAAAACTTCATTCATATTAGTATTGCCTAAACGCCTTTGACGTACACAAAAAACTAATAACTCAAACATGTCTGCCTGTTTACCTAAAGCGGTTTCTTCTGGGCTTAACTTAAACCCTATACCTATATCACTTTCGTATTTATCTTCTATCCTTTTTAATACTTCTACTAAATCTGGGTTAGCCCATTTAACAGGGGCGGGTATGTCTCCAGTAAATAGTTCTGCTACGTCATGGGTTAAAGCTCTTAATATGGCTTCTTTACTTACGTTAGGCTCTAAATACTGTAGTATCATAGCTACGCCCCACGAGTGAGAAGCTACTGATTGCTCACCTATAATTTCTAAAGTGTGGTAACGTTTTATAGCCCCGCCACGTATCATATTAAATAAATCATTCATATCTGTCATCACACATTTTCTCCTTACCAAAGTAACACCACTTACAACCGAAAGTACTGGGTTTAGCTGGAAACTCAGTAGCCGTAGTCATAATAATTGCTCGGTCATTTAATTTCTTTTGTTTATGTACTATATTATCTGCACTATATTCATACCTGTCTATCTTACCATGGTCTAAATACCAAAGCTCAGTAGTAATAGTTTTTATTTCAGGCATACGTTCTAACACAACCGCACCATATAACTCACACTGTTCTCTATGTACTTCTTGATTACCGTCATATCTACCTGTTTTAAAATCTATAACCCTAGCTGTGTCTGTGCCGTCTATATGTACAAACGCATCTACTTTAGCCCTACCCCATGTAGTATCACCGAACCATGGTGCAGGTTTCCAGTCTATATCAAAAGCCCAATCACCCTCACAGGTAACATAACTTTTAAGGTGCAGTTCTTTTAGTACGTCAAAGGCTTCTTCAAAGTCTGCTAGTTCTTTAGGTATCTCTTCATACCTACCTCTTATATAGTCCTCACACATTGTGTGTATATTTTTACCTCTATCCATAGCCTTATTTCCAGGCTCTTTAATTTTCCTGACATAAGCAAAGTGTGCTTTTTTAGGGCATTTTTCAAAGGTACTAAGTCTACTATATGACCACTGATATATCTTACCACTCACTTAGCCCTCCTTAACAACCAATCAAACCCTGCGGTTGCCCAGTCTGTAGCTATACAGTTTTGTACTTCAGACATAGCGTCATCGGTTTCACCCTGCTTATGTAAAAACCAAGCGTCCTGTAAAGGTACGGCTACGTGACTAAAAAATATATCTTCAAACTCCATATCTTCAAAAGGTTTACGTTCTAAAAACTTATGTAAATCTTTATTCCAGTTTTCTATGCTAGTCTGGTTTACCATAGGGTAATAATTGATACCTCTATTTTCATAGGGGTTTTCAAAATGTTTCATTGAGTAATAATCAAATACATCTGCTTTTTCAAGCCTAGAATGCATCTCATCAAACACTTTAGTATACGCATGAAAACTATCACTAACCTGAGTATACGCCCCAATACTAACATCTAAAGCACTAGCCATGTACTCATGAAGCATAGACATATGTACTATATTAGCCCCGAAAGTACCCCATATTACATCGTTAGACCTATTACTTACGGTCATCAATAACTCGTTATTACGTATCTTAAAATATATACATGTATTACAAGGCACATCAACCCCAGCACGGTTAAGGTCAGAATTAACATCCCACATTTGTAGTACACAACGTCTATCGTTAGGGTTTTTGATTAACCTTTTAATTATTATATCTATTTGATTAGCGTTAAAATGGTTTATCCACCTGTGTCCGTAAGCACCGTGTAAATTAATACCGTCATCACTATATTCAGACATACGTTGATTATACTGTTGAACAAAAGCTAAATCATTACGACCAGCTAACATCCACAACCCTTCCATAAAATGGAAGAATGGGTTAGCGTCTCTTACTTCTTCAAATAAAACTCTTTCCCAAGGTTTATTAAATACCGTAGCCACAGGCACTTCGTGTTCTACTACTTGACCCCCTCTACTTTCTCTTAAATCTTGCTGGTCAAACGAAAGCATATCCATAGCTTTTATAAAACCATCATTTACATTTCTACAATTAATAACGTCCATTAAAATAATCCCCCTTGTTGTTTGTTAACTCCGCTGTTATAAGCTCTTTTCCATTGTACGTTTACGTCTTTACGTATACCCCCGCCCCATGCTGTCTTTGTTTCTTTTTCTACTATCTTAACAAAGTCTGGGTGTAAGGTATGTAATAACTCTGCACCTTCTGACTGTACTTCATCAGTACGCCACTCGCTACAGCCTCCCGCAGCATTAGATGACTTTTGACCTTGTGCGTAATAGTAGCTGATTTTACTAGCTTTACCTTGACGCAGTAACTGTAGGTTTATATCAAAGTCTTCCATTACTTTAGTTCTAGCTAATTCTATACCGTCAAACATATCAAGGTTGTAACCTAATACTCTCATGTACCTAGTGTTTTCTACTGATAAATGTTCAACACGGTTATTACCTTCTCTACCGCTTACCCCTACATGAGCGTAATCATCAAGCCACTTATCTAGTAGCCCAAATAAAGCTGGGTACTCATCAGCTTCCATGTACCTTAGGTGCCAGTCTGTAGGTGATTTACGTATATAAAAACGTAAGTCATCATCTAGCATAACTATTTTAGGGTCGCTAGTATTTTCATGTATATACTGGCGTTTACCTGATATACCTTTTATAGTAGAAGGAATAACCATAAACTTACAATCGTATTTGCCTTCATATAAATGCTCCTCATCATCATCAATTACTAGGACTACGTCTTTACGCATGTCCTCTGGGAAATATGACAGAGTAACTTGATCGTGTGCTCTGCCTCTAGTTGGAATATAAATTATCATTATAATATGTCCTCCTCATATTCACGTGGTTTATATTTAGCACGTGGTCTACCTTGACCT